ATCTATATCTGCTCTTTCATAATCATCATCAAGTACAGCCTGTAATTCTGCAGGAGATTTACCTGAAAGTAAAGCTGCTGTCTGTAAAGCTTCTTCGCTTTCTCCTCCTGCCCATCCAAACTGATTTCTAAGTGAATTTCTAAAGCTGTTACTAAAATTTTGTTCTTCCTTACTACTTTTAAATTTATTTGGATTTACTGTTCCCATGATATCATTAAGAAGCGAATCTTCCCAATCACTATAACTCATTGGATCTGTTTTAGTTATACCTCTTGCTGTTTCATCTACAGGCATAGAAATATATGAAGCCGCATCAAAAGGTTTTGTTTCTAATTTTGCCTTTTTTTGACCCTCTTCTATTGAAAGTAGTACTTGATCTAATTTTTTTTCAGGTAAAGAAGCTAACATCCTAATATCTTGTCGATTAAAATTCATTCCACTAAGTGTGGAAATTTTATCTTTTAGTTTGTTTCTCTCATCTCTACGTGCATTAAAAAGTGTAGTACCTTGTTGAAACATAATATTGGCTCTTTCATCAATAATGTTTTGTCTTCTTTCTCTTGCTCTCTGTTGATCTAGTCTAACCTCTTGCCCTACTTTTGCTAAAGCACCACTAGCAACTTCTCCCCAAATTATGCCCATTCTACATATCCTCTTCGTTTACTTTTTTAGCCATAAGACCACCAGAAGTTCTATCAATTGCATCTGTTAATCTATCTAGTTCTTCCTCATTGAACTCTTCTCTAATTTCTTCTGCTTCAGGTTCTTTAAAAGCACGTTCAATCATAAAACTATCTGGACTACCATCATCCTCTGAAGTTAATCCTTTTTTATATTCAATACCAGCATTATCTGCTACAGCAGTTATTAAATCAAATAATGATGGCGATATAATAATAGCTGTATCAATACTGTGTAATCCCTCCATAACTCCAGCAAGCGTTATACTATCAACTAACTTTGCAGCAGGTAAACCTGACTCTAAAACTTCTAGCATATGTGCTGTTCTGTCTGCTGTACCTATTTGAGATACATAATATGTAAGAGCATCTTCTGGATCACTATATTTAGCAGGGGTTTCCCAAGGTCTTCCCTGTGGTTCTGTAGTCAAAGATTGGCCCGGAATAGGGGCAGTAAATTGTGCAGCATCGTGATCAAACATTTAAGCTACTCCTTCTTCTTCTGTAGGTATATTTGCAGCTTGAGCTAACTGTTGTTCAATTGCTCTTTTCACAGCACCATAAGCATTTTCAGGGGCAACTGCTGCTCCTGTAAACCCTTTAGGTTTGTCCATTAAACTAGATAAAAAATCTCCTGTTCTATCGTCATCTTTTCCTGCTGGTCTAGTTCCTGTTCTTTGTCTAGTTTTAGCTATAGCAGCACTTATTGATTGTACAGATTTTGGAGGAAGTCCTGCTTTTTCTAATCCTTCACCAATAAGATCAAGACTAAGATCTTTGTTTTGCGACAAACTATTTACAAGCTTTTCCATATTACCTCCTTTTACGTATTCAGTAATTGCTGATGCTTGTTTTGCTCTAGGATTATTTTTATTAGAATTAGAGTATGCCTTTACTTCATCAAAATAACTAGATTTAGCTAGTGCTGTATGATTAACTGTCATTATTATCTCCTTTTAGTTTTTTGTATTAATTCTCTAGGGAAAAAGACCGCCAAGGAAACCTCCTATACCAGATTGAGGATTAAATACATCTTTTGCTAACGAGGACACTCCTGCTACAGCAAACGGAGCTATTATATCTCCTACAAAACCTGCTACATTTGCAGAATTTTGTCTATCTGCAGTAAATTCTGCTAAGTCTCTATTTGCTCCTATATTAAGTCCAGCAAGTTGTAACCCTGCAACTCTATCTGCTTCATTTTCTGCAGATGTAAAAGCAAACTCAAGTAAATCTCTATACTCTTGCCAAAGATTATCGTATGCTTCATTGCTAATATCAAGTAAGTTTTGAGCATTGAATTGATTTTGAAAATTTAAAGCTGCTGTATCTGCAGTAGCAATTTGTCTACGCCATACTGCATTGCTTTGTTTAATTGCTAATTGATTACGAGCATTAAATTGATCTCTTTGATTAGCAATTTCTGAATTAAACCTTTGAATTGCATTGACTTCACCTGTATTAAATTGATTTATAGCATTAGTTTGAGAAGTATTATTTTGTGCTACAGACGCAACAAGATTAGCATAAAACTGATCTGTCTGTTGTTGATTAGTAGCATTTATTTGTCTTGCAGTATTTTCTGCTGCTGCATCGGTTAGAATACTTTGAATTTGAGTTTGAGAGTTAAACAAAGCTGCAGCTTGACTATTATCTAAATTTTTAGCATCTATCTGTAAAAAATTCTGTGCATTTTGTACTGCTGCTTGTTGCCTATTATTTAAATTAGAAATATCCAGATTAGCTAATGCTGCAGCATTTGCCATTACAAGAGCTTGATTATTATTTAAGTTTGATAAATCTACTGTCTGAGCAAATTTAGCATTTTCTAAAGCAATTTGTTGATCTGCAGTAAAGTTTCTATTTGCAATGTCTGCTATATTAGCTGCATTTCTAACACGAGTTTGAAAAGCTTGGTCAAACTCTTGGTTTAAAAACTGTGCTCTGTACTGCCCTGTTAGCATAGCAGATTGTTGCCTGTTTGTCAAGTTCTGTGCTTCAAAAGAAGCGACTGTTCTTGCATCTGCTTGAGCTATTGGTAAGGAAGCTTCAAGAGCAGCTTGTACAATAGCTTGTCCTGCTATACTACTTGCGCCTAATCCTCTAGCTGAAAGTTTTTGTGTAGCTGCACGTACTGCACCTGAAGCCCAAAAAGGTACTTCTCCTTGTACAAACTGTTCAGATAGTATTGCAAGTTGTCCTTGAACTGTAGCAGCTAAACTTGGATTAGCTTGAGCAGCTTGTAATGAAGGTTCTATAAAAGCTGCAGCTTGTACTGCTTGTTGGTTAGGACCAGAAATTTGTTCATTGGCTTGCAACACTCTGTCCGTAGGAGCTTGAACTTGAGTAGCTTCAGCTTGTTGAGCAGCTTGTAAATTAGCTACTTGTGTTTGTGCTTGTTGTTGTGCTTCTATAGTTTGCGTAGGTGCAGCAAGTTGTTGTGCTTGTACTCCAGCTTGAGCTACAGCAGGTGCAGCTTGAGCAGCAGCTACTTGTGCTGCTTGTGTAGTTGTAGGAGCAGCAGTTTGTGCGATAGGTGCTTGAGCAGCATCTGTAATACTTAAATCTCTTGCTACTTGCCCTGTAGCTGGATCAATATTTTGCGATTGTTCAAAAGGAGTAAATGCCGCTTGAAATTGTGTACCAAAAGGAAGTGCAGGAGCATCAATTCTTCCTGATGTAATTTGCCCTATGTTTGGATTAGTAGCTTGTTGAGCAGTAACACCTGTAGTAGTACTTCCTGCAGTAGTAGTAGGAAGGTTAGTGCTAGGTATATCCGTAGGCGTAGCAGTAGTAGCTGCAGGTGTAGTTGTGGTAGGAGGAGTAGCTGCTTGTTGTTGTTGCTGCTGATTAAAAACAAATAAATTTTGAGCATTTACAGCTTCTGCTTGAGTGTTGTATATTGCCTCATTAAATCTAAATTTTGACGTTCCCTGTCCAGAAGCTACTTGTTCTATGGGAGGAACAAATCCCCCTACAGCAAAGCTAGGAGTTTTATCTATATTTTGATTTTGTTCCTGAAGATATTTTTGTGCTAGGGTTGGATTTTGTTCTAAATACGCTGGAAATCCTGCCATATCCCCTTCATAGCCCATCTGTCTTGCTTTTTGAGCCAACATCTCTTGATTATAACCTACCATATTGTTTTTTCCTTATTATATTTTAATCTTCTTTATTTTCATCAGCACTTTCAAGGCTCTTTATTTTTTGTTCAAGCTCTATATTAAGTGCTGCAGAACTAGCAAGTTTATTAAATGCGTCATTTCTTTGCTCCATTAATACAGCAATAAGAGTTTTTGGGTTTATTTCTTGTGTAGACATATTATACCTCTATAAAAGTTCTCCAAGTGCGTAATTTATTTTATTTCTTGTTCTTCTTCTACTTCAGGCTCATCTCCTAAAATAAAGCCATAGCTATTATCGCGTAGAAAAATTCTTATTTCAGATATGGGTCTAGACCAAGCCATATGACTAACAACATTTCCCCAACCATATGCAGATACCATACTTGGAACACCAATCAATTCATATTTATGTCTAGGACTATATACATACAAGCTTCCTCCAGAATTTCCAAATATGATAGGTGCGCTGGCAAGATACAAGTCTCTTCCATCTTGATCTCTAGAGTACCCTGCGAGAAGTCCCACAGTTGGAAACGGAGGTTTTCCAAGTCCTGCACCAACGGCATATACTGTTTGAAATATCCACGGTCCATCGTCCTCCCCTTCAGGATAAATATTTGCTACATACGGCATTTGTCTTTCATTGTCATTTATTTCTAAAAGAGCTAAATCTCTACCTTTATCGTATGCCACTATATTTGCTAATCTTCCTACTGTACCAACTGCACTACTAAAATTATTATATTCCCATAAATCTATATTTACAGGTCTTCTAGTTTCAATCTCTATTCTTTCTTTTTTCTCAGAGTCCCACTCTTTTTTTATAATAACATTACTTTGTATTACATGATAGTTAGTAAGAACATAGCTTTTGTATTCTCGATTTTCATCTTGTTCTGAATAAATCACTGTTCCAGAACCAGACCCTGACCTACCAACTCTTACAAGAACAGTAGGATATAGCATTTCAATGTGTTCTTTTTCTGGAATAGTTCCTCTATCATTAGCAAAACTTGGTATTGCTATACACATAGAAATAATTAATGCAATCGTCAATATAAATTTATTCATAATTTTACCTTTTATAAATTCTCCAAGCGAGGAAGTTGTTTTATATTTATTTTATTATAATGGTTTATATCCATTATCAGCCATCCAAGTTCCTACATCTTCATTACTGTAAACACCATCTGAACCTAAACTATCGCAAGGAATGTTTGCTCTAGTTTCATACACCTCTACAAAATGAGAATTTTCTAAATTTCCATATTGGTAAGATGCATATATATTTTCACTATTTGGGTTTTGAGTAAATTTTAATCCTCTTTGAGCAACTTTATAAACAGTAACTGTTCCGTTTACAGTAACTTCAAGATTAGAAGTTGAACCATTAGCGTTGATATTTTCGTAAACATGTGACATTTATCTCTCCTTAATTTGATCTCATAGTAACAAACCATGCTGATGTAGCATGTGAACCAGAACCATAGGCTAATTGTAAAGAACTACCTGAAGCGGAATAAGTTCTAGCTGGAGGGCTATTTTTAACAACAGAAGAAATTGTAGCAGGGGTTCCACCACTACTATGAAACAAAACAAGATCCGTAAAAGTATTTGGATCACTTCCTCCAGTAACAACAGCTAAAAGTCCACTCACACCAGCAATAGTTACAGTAGCAATAGTGGTAGCACTTGTTCCTACAGTAGTTTTTTGATTAGCTATAATTTGTCCAGTATCTTTACCTTGGCATTTAATAAGATCATATTGCGTTCCTAAAGAAGCAGACTCTGGCCCAACTTTAAGAAACTCTGTGTTACCCGGATCACACCCTATTCCTACAGCATTATTAGCAGCATTAACTTTAAGCATACTGGTATTATCATTACTTTCAACTCTAAAATCTATGTCTGCTGAACCTTCATTAAATACTGTTTCTGCTGCTGCTAAGTGTATTAAATCTGCAGTAGTTGCATTTCCTATTGTTTTACCATCTGCTAGAACAAGGTCATCTGATATTGTTAATAATCCAGTAGAGCTAAGAGACATTTTTTCAGCAGCAGCTTCACTAGCCCCTGTTTTAAAACTTAACTTTGTAGCATTATTACTTGAACTAAAATCTCCTTCAGATACAGCAGCTATACCAGCAGCAACTAATATTGCATCTGTGCCTGTACCTTCATCTGGTGCTTGAAAATCAATTTGTCCAATAACATCATCTTGAGCAATGTCTGTTTCACCAGTTTGTAGAGTTAGTACAAATGGGTTATTATCTCCAGTAGCTATGCTTTTTAAGAACAAACCATCATCAGGGTCATGTGTTACAGTTACATCTTGGTCATTACCAAAATAAATTATACCTCCGTCTGCAAGAAATAAATCAGACCATTCAGCAGATGCTGTACCTAATGAATCTCCATCAGCAGAAGATGGATCAGCAGAACTAGCTGCTTCAGCCCAAGATATATCTGTTCCATCAGAAGTTAATACATAGTTTGCAGAACCAGCAGCAAGGGCTGTTGGATCACCAGATGCATCACCAATAATAAGTTTACCTCTTGCCAAACCTGCCATCTTAGCAAGAGTTACAGCATTGTCTTGAATATCAGCAGTTTCAATTGTGTCGTTGGGAAGCAACGGAACTTGACTAAATGTTACTACGCCTGTAGAGGCAATAGTTATTGCATCGGCATCACTAGCAGAACCTATTGTACCACCATCTTTAATTAAAATGTCATCTACAAATGTAACTATACCAGTAGAGGCTACTGTTATTGCAGTAGCAGCAGAAGCTGAACCTATTGTTCCACCATCTTTAATTAAGATGTCATCTTTAAAAGTTACAATACCTCCAGAGGAAACTGTCATAGCATCTGTAGCTGAAGTTACACCGATTGTACCTCCATCTTTAAATACAATATCATCTGCAACTGTAAGCAAACCAGCAGAACTTAAAGACATTTTTTCAGAAGCAAGTTCACTAGCAGCAGTTTTAAAACTTAACTTTGTAGCGTTATTATCTGCTGCAAAATTACCTTCCGATACAGCCTCGATACCAGCAGCAACTAATACAGCATCTGTTCCTGCTCCTTCGTCTGGTGCTTGAAAGAAAATAGAACCAAGCACATCATTAACTGCAATATCATTGTCTCCTGCTTGAAAAGTAAGAGAAGGTTCTTTACCGTCACCTGTGCCTACATGCTTGAGAATAAGTCCATCATCAGGAGCGTGTGTAAGTGTAATTTCTTGATCACTACCAAAATAAATAGCACTATTGTCTGCAAGATAGATATCATTCCATTCTGCACTAGTAGTACCAATATCCCTTGTTCCACTTCCATCAGGAACAATATTTGAACCTATACTAGTAAGATCTGTAGTTCCTATATATGTTTTAAGTCTAGAAGCTGCAGTTTTTCTGTTTGTTCCTCCTGCTCCATTATCAATTATAAACAGGTCAGCATCTACAATAGCTTCTCCAATATCTGTACCACCATCTATGTCTAAAGCAGTTAAAGGAAACCCTCCAGCAGTTTGAACTAAAGTATTAACTCTAGATAAAGCAGCTTTTCTATTAGTACCTCCAGCACCATCATCTACAATGATTAAATCAGAAGTAGTTAAATCTGCCCCGATATCTGTAGCACCATCAATATCTAAATCAGCAAGTGGTACACCACCGTCAGGAAATACTGGACTTTGAGAAAATGTAACTACACCAGTAGAACTGATAGCAATAGCATCTGTATCAGAAGCAGAACCTATATTACCTGCATCTGGTATTACAATATTTCCTCATGTAGTCATAGTACCACCACCAGTATAAGTACCAGCACCAGTTACATTAGCACCACTAAACGTCATTGCAGTAGTAGGTGTAGAACCAGATTTAATTACAAGTTCACCACTACTATTTGTCAAACTTCCAAAAGTAGTTCCATCATCTTTCAATGTTACATCTGCTCCACCTGCATCAAGAATAATATCTGCTGCAGCATCAACCGTAACATTATTTGAAGTTGAAATGGTCAAATTAGTGCCATCACCTTCTATCTTTTCGCCATCGTCACCAAAAGTTACACCTACTCCAGAAGGAATATTTACATCACTCGTAGCTGTTAAATTAATATCTGCTCCAGAAGTTACGGTTAGATCAGTACTATCTCCTTCTATCTTTTCACCAGAACCAAACGTAATGCCTACATCAGCAGGAATTACTACATCAGCCGTAGCAGTAAGATTAATATTGTTACCAGAGATAGTTAAATCTGTACCATCACCTTCAATCTTTTCACCGTCATTACCAAATGTCATACCAATATTTGCAGGTATGTTAATATCTGCTCCTGATACTAAATATAAATCTGTACCATCACCATAAATGTACTCTCCACCTTCATCATTTAAGTATAATCGTTTAGTACCATCTATTACTATATCATCTGAGAATTTAAAATGATCTTCATCTTCCATCCAAGTTAAAACACCATCACTTGTTTCACCATCAAAAGTTACTGCAATGTCTGTACCAGAAGTGCCATCTCCTATTGTAATAGCTGTACCTAAAAGTTTAGTTACAGGACCACCTTCAGCAGTTGTACCATCATGGCTATGTCCAGTAGATACAGCAAAAGCAGAGACAAGTTGCTCAAACTCATTATTAAAATCTGATGCTTGAATAACTTCTCCATCTACAATTTCTGTACTACTTTGTCTTGTATACGTTGAACCCATTATCTACGTCCTCCAGTTGTAAATTCTAATTGATATGAATGTAAAGTAAAAGGATTATTAGAACTATTATGATTAAGTTTAACAGCAATTAAAAATCCTGATCCCTCAATAGATCTTCTAAATATAGGAGCACCGCTTGATCCATATACTGCATTATTATAAGTAGAAGAAGAACTACCAAATATTGCTATTCCACCGGGAGAGGTAATATCAAATTTTGCAGGTTGTGCCACCTCTTTATCATCTGAATCATATCTAACCCTAAGTTCCGCTTCTATAGTTCCTTCAACTTCATAATTTAAAATAACTCTTTGCATAAGCTTTCTAATACCTGTATCTCCAAGAGATAAATCAGGAGAACGATATACCGCTATAACATTTGATCCATCAAAGGTATCTCCACTTTCTTGCCTACGTACATATCCATCATATCCTCCTTCAATAATGTACTCTGTATTACTAATAAAGCCAGAGTTCATAGCTGAAGGTTTTATTCCTACTAAATCTGAATACTCAAATCCAATACTTCCTTGTGGTGTTCTTTTTAATGTAGCTAGAATACCATTACTATTTTCTGTAGTTCCTCCTGTTTTGGGGTAAAACAATCTGTATTGACTTTTTCCTCTTACAATTACAGAACTAATATTATCAAAACCAATATCTTCAATACGTGCTTGTATGGGCTTAGATACAGTTCCCAATTCTATATCACCAATTCTAGCCGTAGCAGCAATTGTTCTTAACCCATCTGGAGACAGAAATAAAAGATCTCCTCCTATTTCTTGTACCGAAAAACCATCAGCACAACCTAATGTTCTTGTTACAGGAACTACTTGCCAATCTGCTATGCTTGTACCTGTAAGCCTATATATTTTATCTTTCCCAAAAATAAATAAAGCATCACGGAATACTTTTAATTCCACAATGCTTGTATCAACTTTTATAGATCCTGCTCCATTTGCAGCAGTAAAATCATTTTCAAGAAAAGGTGCTGTAAATACAATTTCTTGTGGATTAGTAGACATTCCTCCAAAAAAGATATGATCTCTAAATACAGCTACAGAAGATGGATCAGCAGGAGCACCAGTACTACTTAGTAAAGTATATGTAGAACCATCATAGGTAGCAGCTTGATTTACATCATCTACCATTACTACTTTTTCAGCATTAGTAAAATTAAAATTATCAAATTTATAACGACCAGCAGAAGTTCTTGTAGCAATACTAGAAGACCAACCACTTCCTGTGCTAAACTTTAGCAAATTACCTGAAGCTGCTAATACTCCGCTATTAAATACTTTAACTCCTAAAACTGCACTTGTACCATTTACTTGATTACTATCAAACTTACTACTTCCTGTAAGTCGTCTGTACCCACCTTTTATACTTGGTTCAAAGTTTTGAAGAGTTACTGCTGCTCCGGGAGGAATAGAAAAGTCGTCCTTATCTAAAATAAGACCACCACCTAAAGAAACTGTAACTGGAGATATACTTGAAGTATCTGGCATTAAAATTTATCCTGTAACATTTAGTTCTTCTTCAATAAATAATGATACTGTAAGATCATCTGCAGCAGAAGCTTGTGCTTTAAAAATATCTCCTGCTTCTAAAATAATATTTGCATCAGAAAGTTGTAGATAGTTATCTGCAGCTACACTAAAAGTACTAAGTAAATCATACGTAGCACTTGCAGAAGTATCTGTCCATTTTAATGTTATATTAGCTGCACTTGAACCGTCTACATTTGTTACCCATACCTCTTTTATTCTTGCCGTAAAGTTTGTAGGGCAAGTATATATAGAGGTAAGATTAGTGCTAGATAATGCTGCTGCTGCATTTTTTAATCTTAACGCCATTCATTTTTACCTTCACTACATCCACAAGGGTTTTCAATAGAACATTGACAATTCTCACATGTGCAATTTATACATTTACAATTTTCATTGCCACATTTTGCAACAGCAGCATTACTATCTTTCATTAAGATACAGAAGCACTAAATGGTGTAGCTTCAGTTCCAGAAGCATTAAGCAATCCACTAACCGTATATTGATTTGTAGCAATATCGGTCAGTAAAACATAATCACCTATATTTACACCACCAGTAGTCGTACCATCAAGAGTAATAGTATCTGTAGCAGCTAGAGTAGGCCATGAAATAAGAGAAGCCGTACCACCATCCGTACTATCGTTAGTTACAACTACTGAACCATCTATGGTATCTGTAGCATCTGCAACTTTAATTACGTAGTTAGAGGTATTAACTACAGACACAATAAACTTATATTCATCACCAGAACCTGTAGCTGCTGGAAGGGTAAAGGTACAGGCAGCATCACCACCTACTTCACCCATAAGCAAAATACGTCCTGCATGTTCTGCTTGAGTAATAGCATCCGTTGCAGTAAGTGTTACAACATCACGAACAAACGACCCTCCTAGAGTAGTTGTTCCTGCTGTAACTGTAACGCCACCTGCAGTAACTGTTAAACCGCCTGAAGTTACAGTCATTCCATCTTCAACAAAGACATCTTCAGGTACACGAGATATACCCTGTGTCATTTTAAAACTTGCCATTTTGTATTCCTTTCCTTGGTTATGTAGTATTAACAGTTTAGCGTGTTGTCAATCCACGTAGTATTTATTAAGATACAGTAGCACTAAACATAGTTGCAATATTTGAACCTGCTGCACAAGTTACCATACCGCTTACTGAATATTGATTAGAGGCTATATCTATTAACTCAATATAATCACCAATTGCACCCCCACCGCTAGTTGTGCCATTAAGTGTAATTGTATCCGAAGCAGAAGCTGTTACAAAAGAAGTAGCAGCAGTACCATCTGCATCAGTAATTATAATTTGTCCATCTATTGTATCTGTAGCATCTGCTACCTTGATTAAGTAGTTAGATGTGTTAATTACTGAAACTACAAACTTAAATACACTGCCAGTTCCTGTAGCTGCAGGAAGAGTAAATGTAGCAGCAGCGTCACCACCCACTTCGCCCATAAGAAGCGTTCTTCCTGAATGATCGGCTGTAGTTATTGAAGCCGTTGCAGTAAGAGTTATAATATCTTGGGTATGCCTGTCAACATTTTCATTTATAAGTCCTGCTAAAATTCCCATTTTGTTCTCCTTACGATAAAACTAGACGCATAGTTACATCAGTGCCACCTACACGAGCATAATTTAAATATTGACTATTTCCTACCTGTTTTGGAACAGTTAATGCATGAAGCCCTGCAGCCAGTTTGATATCATTTGCTGTACTTACTGCAGCAGTACTTGAACTACTAAAATTAACATATGCTTCTCCATTTAAGTGTACTGTAGCTACGTTATAATTTGAAACATTTGTTTGGGCTGCGCTAGAGCCTACAGTAATTACAGACTGCACATCCCAAAACATATTGTTACCTTGAGGTATTTGCGTCATTTTATTTTCCTTTCTTTGACTTTAAAAAGATGAAGATGTGGTATATGCAGAATTAGTTGAACGAGGAATATATGTTGAACGCATATAATCATATCTGTTTATCAATAATGTTTGCATAAATTTTATTCCTTCATTAAATAATGCAAAACTTCTTTCGTATAAAGGGACTTCACTTCTGTATAAATACATATAAGATACTGCCCCATCTGTAATTATATGTTTAAATCTATCAGGAATAGTTGTTGTATCTCCATGAGCAGATAAATCTGATGTTGGAAATGTATAATAATCAAAGGCCAATGTGTATGCCTTATTCGGATAGGGAAATAAACCATATCTATCATCTGGAGTACGAAAGACATGTGTAGGTATACTGCCACCATCAAATTGTGTTACAGTATCGTCATCTGAATGAGCAGCAGCAGTAGTTCCTCCTGCTCCTCTTGTAGCTCCAGTAAAAGTAGTTGAACTAGTTCCTGTATAAGTAATTTCTTCAGTGCCAACAACAATTGTACCAGTAGAGTCAAATCCTGAAGTAGAGTCTACTGTTATTGTAGTGACAGAATCTGTATGAGATCCATTTAATGCTGTACTAACTACTTCATCTTCTTGATTAATATGCTTATCTAAATATTCATGGTAATCTAGAACAGATAAATGTTGTGTAGCATTTCCTAATGTATCACTTTTTTGTACTCTAAAAGAAGAGTAATTAACCCATTTTGTAGAAGTAGGTAATGAGTATCTAGTAATTCCTGCTGTGAGTGTTTTTGAAGCCTCAGAAGCATTAAAAGGCCAAGTAAATTCTCTTTGGTTTATGTAACGGATAGCTTGATTTACAGCATTTTTTGCTTGTGTTTGAACACCACGAGAACTACTAAAATCAGATGAGGTTAATTGTACTTCATTCATTTTTGCTAAAACATCGTTAGTGTATATTAAAAAAGTGTTTGCCATCGGTTATCCTATATGTAAGTATGATGGGGAGAAGAATATTCCCCTCCCCACCAAAATTAACTACGCAAGCTGATCTCTATCAACTTCATCTGCGTCCTCTGCATAGCCATTTACGTCAGCTATACAAGCGTATACTCGCAGTCTTCCTTCAGTAACGTCAGCAGAACTAGCAATTAACTTAACGTCAATTGTGTCTGTGGTCGTTATGAAACATTCAAACAAAGAATCAGCACCAGTAATAACGTCATTGGACTGACCGTTTGTTCCTTCAGCGAGTATGCCTGTTGAGGTAACATCTCCACCATCAACAATATCATCACCAGCAGCAAAATCAATATCTACTGTTGGGGAGCTACCGTCAAAAGCTTTAAGAACTTCTGCTCCAGCAAATAAAACAAAAGTATTTGCAGGAATTTCTAGAAGTTGGAAAATATCACCATTTGTACAGCTATAGCCATCTGCAGCTAAAGCATCTATATCAAGAATGGCATCTACCATTCTCATAGCACTTCCGGGACGAGTAACTTGATTAGATGCAATAGAGTTAGCACTTACGCCAGTGGTTGATTTTAATGTCATATCAAAAGTTGCCATTGTACTATACCTCCTCTATGCTATATTGTAGATCGCTGTAGCAATTGCCTCTGGACGTAAAATCTTACGACCATAAAGGTGCATACCACGCACGATATCAGCAAAGCTATCAGGATCACGATACGCTTCCGTTTTCGTAATCTGGCTTGCGGTGGCTACTGAAGATGAATGTCCAGCAACAATAACCCCATAATTAGATTTCTGGTTTGCCGTACCACTTGTTCCGGGACCAGTACCTATTGAGGGTAGATTGTTAGAGACAAAAACTTGAAAGCCGTAAAGATTGTTGAGAACAAGACCGTTGCGTAATGCACCTGATTCACCAAAATCTTGATTTAAAAGACGCGAATCTTCATCCATCAAAACTTCCATGAAATGTGGTGACACAACTAACCAACGACCATCTTTATCAACAAACTGAGTGTCTAAAAGACGCGCCATTCTAGCAATAACCATGTTGGGCGAAGCCGTAGCAGTCGGAAGCGCACTAGCTCCCGGCAACCTAGCAGCAATAGGAATCGAATGATCTCCTGCCGAACTGGTTGTAATATTACCAAAAAAATCTTTCCTCACTTTCATTGTAGTCAGCAATTCATCTGTACCAGCAGTAGAAACAGCTTTGGTTCCAGAAACCGTAGTATTAGCGGTACTGGCTACAGAGCTAATAGAAGCTTGAGCATGCCCCGAAAGGTATCCCAATACTTCCATATCATACTGATCTTTGAGGCGATAACCTGCTCGATCAGATGCTACTGACTGAAAATTCACATGTGAATGTGCTTCTTCAATGTCATCAACCTTGAAAGCAAAGTAGTTAGCCTGATCTACGACCAAACTAAAATCTTCATCATCAAGATCTTGAGGAGAGATTTGAGTACCACGAGCATATGATCTGACCGTGATCTCAGGCTCTTTGATAATACGTACTGTATCACCAAAGCTTGCGATATCACCAAAATAGTCGTTATTGCTGATACCTTCAGCTACAGAACTCTTACGAAAAGCGACCTGTACCTGTTTAGAATAAATAACAGGGCTAAAATTGCCATTAGGCAAATTGTTATACCCTGCCGCACGTTGAAAAGCCATAATCTTTCTCCTTTTCTCGTAACGAGTGAGCAGCAAGGCTCACAAGTGTAACATAAATGTCACACCACAAGGTTTAACTTTTCTAGGGCCAGATACAGTGAGGGTAAGATAAATAATGATCAAAAATTTATCGGCCTTGTTTACTGGGTAAACTGAAAAGAATAGTATAAAGAACTAGAGGTAGCATACTAAGTATGGGCCTAATTCTTTTAATGATACCTTTATAGTTAAATATCATCATTTGTCAAGCTAAAAATGTAAAATTATCTAGCTTCTCCAGATAGATCGTAAATAAACTTTCCTGATCTAATTGCTTCCATGATTTCTTCTGAATTTTTTTCATATTCATCAGCACTCATTTTATCTACGGTAGATTCTCTCCATTGGGAAGAGTTTTGTTTATTTTCAGGATTGCTTTTTTTATTTCTTGTATTTACCTGTTCAGCAGCAGATTTGTTATTAGAAGTTTTTTTAGACTTAGGTACAATCATATCTTTGTCTACTTTATACAAATCAATTGCTCTAGCTGCAGAACGAGCATCTGTTTCATTTTCATATAGAGCTTCTTGAACCCACTTTGGTTGTTCTTCTGCCCATTGATGAAAGTCATCAGTAGAACGAATATCTTCAAAATCAGGGTGTATAGAAAAAAGCTCTGCTTCTGCCTTTTCTTTTTTTGCTAAAGTTTGAAGATTATTTATTTCCTTCATCTTAGTTTCTAAATCTTCAGATTGTTCTTTTGCTTTTTTAATTGCAATTGTTTCTATTATTGCAGCTACATCAGGATATTCTTTTGACCATACATCAATCTCTTCTTCTGACTTAGGTAATTGTATCTGTGCTTTTGTAGCTTCAGAAAGTTGAGACTCTAAAGAAGAAAGCTTTTCAGCATACTCTTCTTTTTGTTTTTGGTTATGTCTACGTAAATCACCATATCGTTTTTTAAAAGTTCTTTCTTCTGCATTGTCAGGTTCTATATCATCTTCAATTGCTTTTTGTGCTTTATCTTCTTCTGCACTTTGTTCTTGTTTTAATTCTTCTAGTTCTTTTTCTTCATCTTCAACTGTTTTTCTTGCATTGTATTTTTCACCTGCAAATCCTGCAACTTTTTTTACAGGTTCTACTGTGCCTACTACTTCTTCTGCCATATTCTTACTCCTGTGTTGGGGCCAACCGTAGCCTACGAGGGGGGGTTAGGTAAAGCCAACAAAATGAGGATTATTGTGGTAAGGCTAATCCTCTGCCTTGCTCCATTTGTGCTGGAGGTTGTTCTGCCTGTACTGGCATCTGTTGTGGTTGCATGGGTTGTGCTTGAATATCTTGTTCTGCAGCCATAGCTTCTTCACCACCATATTTTAACATTAATCGTTTATTAGCTTCTGGATCACCTATTGCAGCATCAAACAAATCCTTTAATTCTTCAGGTGGCATTTGTAAAGTTTCTAATACAGCTTCTGTTATAAGAGGAAAACGCATTACAAAAGATTTTAATGTATTAATTTTTTCAGGTTGCAAATTTATTAAAAATTGAGCAAGTGTTCCTAACGCTACTTTTGGATCATCTTGACGCAATCCCGAATCTGTAAGTTCTTCTTGAGGTTCTTCCATAGCCATTTCTTCTGGCATAGGTTCAGCCATTTCTCTAGGCCGATTAAATACTTCCATTTGTTCTTGAGGTACAACTTCATCTACCATTATTTATCTCCTAATACTAAATTTGTATTTTTTTGTTTAAAGGGCAACATAGCTGCTCCTAATACTGCACAAATAGGAATAGCTATAGACAGCATAGCTAATCCTATTTTAGAACCTTTACCTACTCCCATCTGATGAGCAATTTCTTTTGTTACAGGAGTTGCTAACCAATTTATTTTTTTAGTTAAATTAGAACTTTTTTGCATTTGTTTTACTATTGGTTTTGCCCATAAATGATATCCATCTTTAACTATACTAGGAATAACTTCACCCCATTCTTCATCTGCTTTAAATATAATATCATCAAGTAGTCCTTGCTTATAAAGTTCTGTACAAATAACTGTACCACTACCACCTGTACCACCTCCACTCATACCACCACTTTGTATGCCTTGAATCCCTTCAGCACCTGTAGAAGAGATACCAGCAGCAGCATCTTGTCCTGTAGCTGCTGTACCGGGTGGACCTAAACTTGGTTGATTTGCTGACATTGCTGCGTTCATTTTAGCTACGTTTAATGCTGTTTGTGCCTCTGCTTCTGCTTCTGCTTGTGCTTGTGCTTGTGCTTGTGCTTGTGCTTCTGCTTGTGCATCTTTCATACCTTTAAAACCTTCAGATAAAGACTTCTGCTGTTGAGCTAATTGTCCTTTAGAAAGTGCTTTTGCTCCTTGTTCAGTTGCCATTCCATGTACAGAAGTCATTCCTTTCTTACCAATCTTACCTGCTACAGAAGGATCAATATTAGGCTCTGTAGATATTGCTCTTACGACTGCAATGTCGTTTTGTTGCTCCTCACTTAAATTGGGCAAATCTTTTTGAATATCAGGAAGTAAAGAGTTCATTTTATTTTGAAGAGCAATGGCCTTTGGTGTCATATAACTTTGCTCTACGCCTATAAGAAATGAAAGAGGATGCTTACTTCGCTTAAATGATATAGTAGCTTGATCTTGATAACTCAAACTCTGAAAATCTGATTTATATCCTGTAGCAGATACATTACCATTATTATCTGTAAATGAACCATCACTATTAAAGCTTCCATTTTCTGTGCTTATACCTACTGGTCCTGAGTATGACCAATTTCCTGTTTTTTTATTTATACTAAAGTATAAGTCTGCTATGTTATCTGTAGATTTAAGACCTGTTAAATCTGCCTTACGAGCAATAGCCATTTGAGTAAAACCTTCAGTGGGGGACAGAGCATCAGTAGGATTATTCATATTATAAGCTGCTAGAACAGGCATACCAAAAAGTGTACTTACAGCATGAATAGATATTCCAGTTATAGGATCAAATCCAGTACCCGGAATACCCATAACAGCTTGATCTACTGCCGTTTGGGGTTGACTAGCATGATTAGCTATAGCATTTGCAACTTTTATTCCTACCCCTATTGGTCCCAAAAACCCACTTTTTAAACCAAGAACAGATGGTACTATATTTGCTGCTGCTTCTAGTCCAAAATCAGATATATCCGTTGCAGAAACACTAAGTTCTCCAATGCCCTCTACTTTTCCTAAATTAATTGCAGGAGCATCGGGAGTATCTGTAGCTAATCCTGCAACAGTTTGTGCAAATGATGGAGGTTGTGTACTAGATATTATATCTGCTGTTGTAGGAGTAGGAACTGGAGACATTACACTAGGAGCTTTAGAACCACTAATTTCAGCACCAGTAGCTACTGCTTGTGCAGAAGGAGTAGGAGTTGATACAGAAGGAGGACCACTTACTGAAACTCCACCACCACCTCCACTTCCTGTAACACCACTTGGAGGCCCACCAACAGGTACTTCTTTTGGAGTTATTGTTTGAAGTTGTTTTGATATATCTACTTGTTGATCTGTAGCTGGAAAATATCCAGAAGGAATACTTCCCTGTATTTGCCCACCTATGCTAGTTGCATAAAAAATATTACCAGAAGAATTTACATAAGGAATAACTTTATATTCTCCTGCAGTTAAAAGACTTGTTTTTTGTTGAGTAGGACTATATGTATAATTAGGACCATATGTTTGAAAACTTGGTCCGTATACAGATTCAGGAGTAGTTCCTACAGGAGCAATAATAGAATTACCTACTTGTGCTCTTGTGTATATATCTGTATACTGTTTTTCTGCTCCCGGAGGAGATACAAATTTATATTGATCTGCTCCTACCTCAATAAAATAACCATTAGGATATTGAGACATTACAGGAGTACTTTGTATACTTGTAGGTCTTAACGGTTGAATTAAAGGAGTATTAGAAATATTAGATGGTGTTAAAGTAGGAACTGAAGAAGGAGTTTCAGGAGGAAGTTGTGGAATAGGGGTTGAAGCTAGTCCACCAAATTGATATTCAGGAACATCTTCTTCATCCTGCATTTTAGGTAAAGGTTCACTCTCATCCATTATTGCTTCATCAGGATTTCCCATTAATCCCATGTCTTGCATTTGCTGGTAACCTTCTTGTGCTTTTTGAATAGAGTCTATGTATGTTTCTACACCATGATAGTTTACAGCATACTCAGGAATTACCATTTCTCCCGAACTAAGTTTTGCATCTATATCATCTCTTACACCTTCAGGTGTACCGCCTAATGGTACTTCATTGCCACTTACAGGATCAATTTCTTGTTCTTTAGGCTCAAATCCCATTATGTTCATTTGCTCATTTGCTTTAGCCATGTTTAAGCCCCCACTTTGAAAATTCTTCCTAGCGTTTGTTATAAGAACATCACTAATATATCTAGAAAGATTTGTAGCTCTAGCTGCTGTTTCTGGTCCCTTTGGTCCTTTTACAAGTATATAATCTTTCTTAGCAATGGCTTCTTTAAAAGGATTATCTGGCTTATATAGTCCTTTCTTTCCCATTCGTATTGTTGGAACAAGAACTTCTCCTCCCAAATCTTCTGAGTAACCACTTTTAGTTCTAACAGTTTCATTTGCTTTTGTTGTAGATGTTGCAGGGTCCATTGCACGTATCAACCACTTAGGCTTTTTTTCTGGAATTAAAGATTCTAGTGCTTTCATTTCTGGTGGTGGAATACTTAGTAATGAATTTTTGTTAGCCATGTGAATTAACTTCATCCTTTAATTGTTTTATTTTACGTAAAGTAGCAATTGATCCCTGTGCTCTACAAAAAATTACAGAGTTATCTGTTTGTTCTAAAGTAGCTTGTTGTTGCATAATCATCCAATCAATATAATCATTGAACGCGACCCACTGGCGTTTGTTGTTGACCAGTGTTTTGAGCTTGTTGAGGAGCTTGTTGTGTTCCACTAAATTGTCCCTCCATAGGTGTAGGTGCAGCCCCAACTCCAATAGTGCCACCACCACCGCCTTGTAAATCATTAGGATTTAAGCCGGGAGCTTGTTGTTGAGGTTGCTGTTGTTCAGCGAGAGGTTGTTCAGCTTGTTGTTGTTGTAGTATTTTTGCCTGTCTCATTGCTTCTTCAGGAGTATTACAAACCTTGTCAGGATCAAGACCCATTGAATTTGCAATCTCACGAATAATAGAGGTAAACTTAGCAAAAGGAGCAAGAGCAGGATTACCTACAACTTGCAAGAATTGTAATAGACGTTGACTTCTTACCTCATTAGCCATTAAACTTTCAGTTCCACGAGCTTTAATTTCAAGATCTCCTTTAATGTCAGGATCAAAATCAAACTGCATATTAAAACTATAGAAAGATTCTCCTAATGGACGTAATAGATAATCGTCAAAGTTTTTAACGACTGTTTTAATGCTTCCTGCAGCAGCACCCATAAGCATAGACATTCCTGCAGCAGTTCTTCCTGTACCTGTTACTCCTGTCTGTCCATGTGAAAAACTAGGAAGTCCTGTAGCTTCATCTGAAAGCTGTCTAGCTTTGTCAAACAACTGCATGTTTTCGTTACTTACATTTGGAAACTTTGTACCAAACACAGCTTGTCCCGGAGCACCGCCTTGTCTACGAAATATTTTACCGGGATATACTTGCAAGTCCTGTCCCGGAACAAGATTAGTTTCATCTACTTCAATAAGAAGATTTCCACTAAGCACAGCATTATCTACTGCCATACGCATAAACCCATTCATTAAAGTTTGCGTATCGTCCATATTCTCAGCAAGGCCAATACCAAAGAAGCTATAAGGATTAAGTTCATAAGGTACAGCATAATAAGGAATACGAGCAGGTTTAAATGGATTTACAACAAGGCGTAGAATAAAGTTATTACATACCCAACAATTAACTTGTATTTGATCTACATTTTTAAATGCTTTAGGTAAGTCTAATCCAAATTCTTCTGCCATATCAGTATCCATTGTTCCCCAATATTCAAGAACTTCATACCGTTCAGGATGATCATTTAAGTAATAATCTTTTAAGTCATCTTCCCAATATTCACTTGAGTATACTTCTCCCATTTCAATACATTTATCAATGGCTTCATCCCTAAAATGAGGTCTATCTTTTAATGCACGTAATTTAGATTTAGAAAGCTTATGACGTTCAATTACATATGTAACTTCATCCATGTTACTTGCATCTGGATCAGGATATAAATCCCAACAAGATACACTACTTACTTTAGGTACAGTTTTAATTGTAGGATTATACTCTCCATCTTCTTCCCAATTAGCATATTCTTTATTAACGGCAAATGGACCCTTAATAATTCCTGTACCAAATAAAGCACACTCAAAAGAAGCAGATCGTAAATGCTTACTTGCACCTGATTCTTCTAATTGATCCATTATTTTCTTTTCCATCTTTTTAGCTGCTACTGTTGCAGGATGAAATGTTACTGCAGAAGGTGTAAGCCCTTCTCCTTCTTTTAGTCCCTCAATATCTGAAAGTTTGTCTTCCAAAGGACCAAGTTTTAGTTTACGTTCAGATAAACTTTCAGCAGTATCTCCGGGTTCTAAATCTTCTCCATCTCC